ATTGGTTGATTTATTTGCCACTTAGAAGTATCAAAATGATTTTTAATTGCTTGAACACAATTAAATAATACTTCACTCTTATTAAATCCTCGTTGTGTAACTATTGCGAATTTTACTCCAATGTTAATAATATATGCATTCTTTAAATTAATAGCATCAGTTAACACTCTATATTGTGATAAGTACAATTTAAGATTTTGTTTGACTGCTTCATTTAGAGTAGTTAGTTTTCTACTTTCGTCATATCCAAGTAAATACATATTCATAGCAAATGGATTTGGTATTGTTGTTAATTCACCTGTGTCATTAGTTTCATATTGTTCGTCTTGAACTATATATGCTTTTGCTATGTTTCCATATTTTTGTGGTAATGAATAAACTCTTGTAAGATAATCTTGTCTTGTTACTGCACGATTTTGTGTGTTTAAATATGCTAATGCATTTTGTTTTATTTCAGTAAGTGTTTCTTTTGACGCACCACCTGTCGCAGGTAAAGGATTATTAAAAGATAGACTTTGTTCTGCGTCTGAAACCTTAGTAGAAACTAAGTTTCCACTATCAATTGAAAAATTAATATTCTTTGGTTGATTAATAGAACCTGCTCTAACATTATGCTCAACTGCTCCACCATAACGATATGTAAATGTTAATGTAGTGTTCGCTGGTGCTAACCCGTAAGTTCTTGTTTTCATAAAATTACTTGGGTCAAAAGATTCGTCTAGTTTAGAAACACCAAAACCTAATGCTGAACCAACATTGTCCGGATTTGGAATAATAATTTCGTCTGGATTATCACTAACTCCTGCACCAAATCTTATTTCAGTTGTATCATCATTATTAACTCTCGTTACAAATCTTCTTGAAGTCTTAACTAATCTCAACATATATGGTGTATCATTTTGATATTGAGTTAAATCGGGGTCGTTTAATTCTGTATTTTCAATGGTATCAAATATCGTGTCTTGTGCTAAGAAAGGAACTTCATACCAATTATTACCATCAGAATCAACACAAGAAACTATTTCAGATACTCCCGTTTTATTTAATGTAAGTTTATCAAACTTTTTACCTGTGGTAAATGGAATTTCTTCCTCAATAGTAGTCCCTGATTTTGCGATTACTTTCTTTTTTAATAGAAAATCATCTGGGTCTGTACCTGAATTAGGTTTTATAATTTCAATTTCTAACGGGTCTAATGAACTAGATACTCTAAAATCAACTTGGTCTAATGTAGTAAAGTCTACACCGGTATCTGATGTAAGAATTGCATTTCTTGATAATACACCAGCATAATCTAAATCCGGAATAAACCCACCAGAACCATCATCCTTTGAAGGAACCGTTTGACTAACTTCTATTTCTACTGTCGAAGGAACTGCTGTCTTTGGTTTATATCCGTAAGATTGTGCTATATTATAAACATTTTTCTTTTCTTCTGCATAATTAAGTAATGTTTCTTTATATTGATTGTCAACATAATAATTTAAAACATCACCAACATAAGATGCCATTTCAACAAACATCATACCTGGTGATGATTCATTGAAGTCATTATATTGACCTGGAAAATAAGTTTTTGCAAATTCAATTAAATTTTGTCTAATTGATGAAAAATCTCTACCAATATAATTTACATCTTTTTTTATTACTTTTTTGTTTACATTATAATCGACTGCCATTTTATTCTCCTACTTCAAAAGTAAATGTGATTGTATCAAGTGTTTCTGGTTCAAGTGTTGTAGAATATTCTAATGAAATTAAAACTTGATTTGAGTTTCTATCATCTTGAACTACAATTAAATTATTTGTGTTTACATAAGGTAACCAAGTAGATAAAGATTCTCTAATATCGTTCTCTATATTTTCTAAACCTGATGGTGTTATCTGCTCAAATAGTAAACTTTTTAAATTAGTACCAAAATTTGATTGAAATACTCTTTCACCTTTTTCTGTTAATAATAAGTTTCTTATATTAGACTTAACTTGTTCTCTAATGGTTTTTGTTTTATAAAAAAAACCTTCTGGACTATGGTCTAATGGAAATCGTATTCCAATATAAATATCATCGTCTCTATCTATTTCTCTAACATTTGCCATTATGGTCTAAATCCTGTATCACCTTTTTTCTTATTATTTATTGCTTTCATTAATCCAGAATAATCACGAGTTAATGCATTTTGAACATCTTCTGGTACGGCATCTACTGAAACACCTGCTTTTTTGATTGAATCAACTGCTGCCATTTCTCGTGCTTTTTCTTTGTTTTGTCCCATACCTAAATCACCATAACCTAAAACTTCTGCTACATTGTCAGAACCTAACACCCCACCTCCTAATGTAGGATACTCATCTGTTTCTGATGCTCCTAATGGTTTGGTGTTGTTCAATACTTCATTTAATGTTTTATTTTTCGTGTATTGTTTCTTTGGTTTTTGTTTGACTTTTGGTTTAGGTTTAGAAATCGTTTCTGCTAATTTGATTTCTTCTTTGTCATTAATAAATATCTCGGTCATCTGTTTTTTAACTTCTTTACGGACAACTAATTCAATTATTTTTATTAACTCTTTTTTATTCATTTTTACTCCTATTCGGTATTTACTTTTTTACTTAAAATTTTATTTACTTGTTGTTTTATACTATTTACATCTGCCGTAAGTCCTGGTGCTGCTCCTGGATTAGCACTTGAATATGAACTGACTATGTTTGACAATGATGTTAAAATATTATCAAGTATTGTTTTTAATTCATTACCCAATACTACTGGTTGTGTGTTTTCTCCACCTAAATTTATTTCCTTTGTATAAACATTAAATTTTTCTCTACCGTGTAAAACTATATTGTCTGATTGTAAAGTAATTTGTGGTTCATCAAAACTTTCCACATCTTTATCATTAAATTTAAACTTAACATTTTCTTTTGTTGTTAAATAAATAGAGTTTATGTCAGTATCTAAACTCTCTTGATAAGTAAAATTTATATCTGGCCCAATATCATTTATACCAGAAGTTATTTTTATATTTGGTGAGTCTATATATTCTTTTGTTGTATTACTATCAATCCAGTCTTTTACTTGATTACTACCAAGACGAATTGAGTTTCCAAATCTACCTTGTATAATTGTATCTCCCTCACGACTTTCTAATTTCTTAGAACCACTTATACTTGGTGTAAAATACTTACCAAGATTTGTGGGTTGCCCAGTAAGGTAGTTACTAATACCAGATAACGAATTTGCTATTGGTGAATTTCTAATATTTAATTTTGACATATAATAATGTCGTCCACCAAAGTCAGTTCCTAAAACTACCTCACCTCGTAAAGGAAGTTGTAAAATATTTTGGTCAAGTGGTAATAGAACTGTTTCATCAGTCCCACCCTGGTCAGCAATAACATATCTACCAACGATAGCACCTAAGTCTTTATTATTGGCTTCATCTGCTATTACTTCCAAAACCTCAACTGGTTCAAAATGTAGCATTAATTTTCCTTAGTTATGGAACTTTCTATTTCGTCCTTCTTGATTTGTAACTCTTGAACATCAGATTCTATTGCGTCCATAAGTTGTTTTTTTTCTGATTCAGATAAACCAAACTCATCTCCACTATCTGATATTCTTTTTTCTGCTGCTGTAATTCTTTGAACGATTGTTGCTAACTTAACAAGTTGTTCATCGTTCTTAACATTGATTTCTAAATACTCTTTTAGCATAGGAACTATTTGAACGGCGGTATCTCCGTCCTTAATAAATCCAACTATCTCTTTCATCAATACTTCTAATTGTTGTTTATTAGTTTTGGAATTATCATAAATGTCTTTGAAAACATCTGATAAGGTTTTTCCCTTGAATATTTCGTAATCGTTTGCCATAAAATTTACCTAACAATAAATATACAAATGTCAAAAAATAGGAATATATATTTATATACTAATTAATTTTTTCAAATATATCATATAGTTATTATACGAAGTCGGTTTTAACACCGATTTTTGTTCATTTAAAGGGGGAAACTAAAATGAAAGAGATAATATCAATGGTCAAAGGATATGTAGATTCTTCT